GGCCTTCCGGCCACGGCTGGTTACGTTCCCGGCGATCCTACCCCGAATCCGACTCCGAAAAACGGAGAGAAGGACCCGGCCGCCGAAGCGCTTTTGCGCAACCTTGGCATCAAAACCGAAGGCAAGGGTGACGGGGACGAGCAACGACACCATTAATTAACAACTGTTTAAAACCATGAGAGCAGGTTATAACTACAACAAAATGCGGGAGTACTCCATGACTGTTGGTGGTCTGCGCAACGTCTATGGTGGCAAGGCTGAGGTGACTCTGCCTACTGGCTACAATATGGCGCTGGAAGACATGCCTCCCGTCGGAAACGTTCTCCCCGCTGGCACTCCGTTCGGTTGCGACGATTTCGCAAAGACGGCCCAGCCCCACTACGCATTTGCAGTGAACGCGGCTGTTGAGGCTTCGGCTACGCAGGTGCAGGTAAAAAAGGACTTCGAGGGCACCCGTGCCCGCGTCGGCATGGTGCTTATGCACCTTCCCAACGACGTTACGGACCTCGACTATACCGGAACGGGTGTGACCGTTACGGCTATCGACGACTCGAATGCCGACTACGATGTGCTGACTCTTTCGGCCGCCGTAGGCGCACTGGCCGTTGACGACATCCTCGTCGAGGCTTCGGCCGTTGGTGCAGGCGCAACGATCAAGGTCATCCCCACCGCTACTTCGTTCGCGGATATTCCGTGCTATGGAGACGAGCAGACTCAGCTTGTGGACCTCGTTCACATCTGCAACGTCATCTATGCGCGGCGCTGTGCGCCCGTGCATCCGATGATCCGGAACTACATGAACACGCACGGCTATTTCGTTCGTTTCTACGACGGTCTTTAATAAAAACGCATAACTATGGGACTTTACAGCAAAACTCTCTATTACAACGTCGCTCTTTTCTGGGAGGGCGTTGAGGCGTTTACGACCGTCATCAACGACGTAAACGCGAAATACAACGATGCCTTCTGGCGTCGGTTTGCATTCTGGGGCCGTCGCATGCGGACTCCGGAGTGGAAGATCAACGTGCGTGACACGGAGATCAACGTCGCCGCCGCCGTTCTGTCGGCCAACGGCCAGAAGCCGCTCCGCGGTGCTGGTGCATGGCAGACCTACGGTGGTACGATTCCTCTGATCGGTCACGGCTTCCAGATGGATGCTTCGGACTTCATGGCACTCAAGGCTTTTGAGCCTATCGCCGATGACCCGAACTTCCACGCTCGCTACGACTATCTGGAGCGCTTCGCGGCCGCTGTCGGCGGTATGCACTCGCGTATCAACATGATGGTGTTCGAGGGTCTCTCCACGGGCTTCATCACGGCCGACGCTCAGAACAACGGCGAAGGCATCCAGATCGCAGTGGACCTCAACTACCCGTCGGACCGCTTCAAGGTTCCGAGCTACGGTATCTGGGGTAGCGGCACCGACGACCCGATTCAGGACCTTCTCGACATTCAGGACTGGATGGACGACAATTCGTTGCCGTACACCAACTGGCTGATTTCGAAGAAGCTGATCCGCGAGATGTCCGTGAACAAGAATGTTCGCGTGAAGATCGCCATGAAGATGTACCCGAACACCCCGAATCCCGGCCAGATTCCTCTGACCCGCAAGGAGGTGATGGAAGGTCTCGTGAACTACTACGGCATCGTTCCGATCATCGAGATCGACGAGAAGTCGAACGTAGAGCGCGACGGCAAGGGCAACGTCGTCAAGAGCTTCGCTGAGGACGTGGCCGTACTTTGCGTGCCCGACCGCTTCTTCGAGCTCCAGAACTGCGAGAACATCTACGAGATGGACAACAACCCGAACGTACTTCACTCTTCGGTGGAGGATGGTCGCATCTCCGTCATCGTGGAGTACTTCTCGAACCCCGTCAAGGACGTTACCTCGATGGAGGCTTACGTTCTTCCGGTACCCCGGAACCCGAACAACATCTGCATCCTCAAGACCAGCACGGATCAGCCGTGGGGTGGTAACAAGACGACGAAGGCCAAGGCTGTCAAATCCGCGGCCAAACCCGTCGTTACGACCATCGCTGTCGGCGAGGGCGAGTATGATCGCGCCGCCGTCATCTCCGCTATGGAGGCAATCGGCGTGAAGATCAACGCCAACACCGGGGTCGCCAAGACTCAGGAGGCCGTCAATCTACTCGGTGAGGAGAAGATCAAGGCGCTGGAGGGTGTGCTGAACGGCAACACTCCGGCAAACAAGGAAGAGGAGAACCAGTAATATCAGAATACTATGGGCGCTGTACCAAGCATAACTATTGAGGAGTATCTTCGGGGGTTGATTGTTAACTACCCGCTACCGGATGCTGTCATCAACGGTATCTTGGCGCGGCGCAACATAGAGTCTGGTGCTCCGGCCTTTCAACGCAATGACGAAGGGGCAGAGCCGTTGACTTGGATGCGGAAACGTGATCTGGCGACGGCCGATGTCTACTTCGCGGCTGGAACTCTCGTGAATGGTGGCGGTAGCTCAAAGCAGATGGGCAACCGCCGCTACACGGAGGGCCAGATTCAGGTTGCGGAAGGAGACCGGGAATACTGGCGTTCTTTGGCAAATATTATCTACAAAAAGTACGGCGAAGCTACGCCCGAAGAGGCTGAGATTTACGACGCTTCCGGGTTGTGGGCCGGATCAACGGTGAACGGCAATGGATGGTGCTTTTAACTTCTATCCACACACCTGCGTTATTCGGCGCGGTACTGGCAAGACTGATCCCGAAACCTTCGAGGAGGTTTTCAGCGTGGTATATGAGGGTGAGTGTGGCCTGCAACGGGGAAACTCCGGTGGCAACACCAGCATCCGTGAAGGTCACTACCTATCCTCTCCGCTTATCATCATTCCCGATTCGTCGGTGGACGTTCGGACGAATGACGAAGTGGTAGTCACGGTGGAAAACGCTCGTGTTATCCGTTTTTTGGCTTTGGAGGCCGAAGCGGTAGCCGATCCCGATGTAGGTGGGGTTACGGTATGGCTCAACAAGGGAGACGATAAAAATGGCTAAAAAGGACAATTTCAAGAAGGTGTTCGCAAAGTACGCGGAAGAGTATCTCGATGCTCGTGTGCAGAACGTCTTTCAGAAAGTTGCCTTGAGCATTTTCGACAAACTTATGAGGGAAGACGTGCTATTCCAGAATCAGACAGGGACCCTGACGGCAAGTACGGGAATTGGAATATTCAAGAACGGCCGAATGGTGCAGTGGGTTGATAACCCGAACTACCCGGCTTCCCAGCGAACCGTGACCTACAAGGGTCAGAAAACGGTAGTCAATGGGCAAAAGCTCTTGAACACTACTCTTGCCGCAACCGACGCTCGGACGGCGGGTAAGTATGTGATGGTGTTGGTAAGCTCCGCGCCCTACGCTTACTCCGTTGAAGCCGGACTTGGTACTCAACGCGCCGACGGCATGCCGAAGCGCGGAATAGGATGGTGGAGTGAAGACATCGTACCATATCTCACTCAGCAATTTTTGTTGAATGCGAAATTAATGTCGTGATGAAATTATCGGAGTTGACAGCCGCGGAGAAGATCAGGGACGCTATTAATAACAGTGGCTTGGTCTCCATCCCTGCATTTACGGCGCAGGATGTTCCTACGTCCGACTGGCCCGACGCTTACATCACGGTAACGCTCAACGGAACCGTAACCCGGATGACTACGAGCTCCGATCTCTTCGAAGCAAACGTCATCGTCGGGGTCTACATCCGGCTGTTGTCTACGGGGGCCGCTAATGCCGCAAGGCAGGCCGCCATCATGTCGCAGTTGGACGAGGCTCTTAAAATTCCGGGAACCGTCCTGAATCAAAACGTACTGTACGAAGGTAAGACACTTGTTGCCAATTACTCAACCAAACTCGTAAATCTTCTCGTCCGGATGGCGGGATAAATCGAAAAACAAACACAAAATAATTCACAACTATGGCTAAATTAGCAGAACAGTTCCAGTATGTATCTGGAATTACATGGTTCGACATCTACCAGCGTCCGACGACCGGGACTCCGAAAACGCTCTCGAGTATTACCGAGGAGGAGTGGACTGAGGTAGGTGGCTTCCGTGAGGGTACTTTCTCGTTCACTGGCGACGAGATGGAGATTACCTCGCACAAGTACGAGAACGGTCAGGAGATCATCTCCACGACCACCGACGGCACCTACGGCTTCGAGGGCGACCTCGCAAACGTGGCCGAAGAGATTTGCACCAACCTTCTCCAGATGGACGTGCTTTCGCTGACCGCTAGCAGTGGCGCCTTCGTTGAGGGCCGCAAGGTTCTGGGCGCTGGCAAGAAGCTGGCCGTCATCGAGAACTGCATGGTCCGCCTCCGCTTCGAGGAGGGCTTCTGGGACTCGCTGGTGTACCCGAACTGCAAGATTTCCTCGCGTTTCCAAGGCGAAGGCGCTTCGACGGAGCTCTTCAACATCCACGTCAACGCTTCGGCGACGAAGAGTCAGGACACCGACACGCTCGACTACATCTATCTCTTCATCGGGAAGAATGGATCGCAGGTCGCAGGCCGTGCCGCAAAAGCTCTGGCCACCGAGTCGAAGTAACGAACAAAGTATCACCGAAAGGGGGCGGGTGTTTCGACGCTCGCCCCTTTTTTAAAGAAAGCTAATCAGAATGAAGATATTCCAAAACGCCAATGAACGGGCAGAGGCTCGGGCCGCGATGTTGCAGGGGCAACTTGACGACAACGCTCCCTTCGAGTTCTACGTTAATGGCAAGAAATACAAAACCCGTAGACTGACGAACTATGTGGCTGAAAAATTGTCAAAACTTGTCTCGAAGTGCGAGTACACCGCCGTTACACGCGAGGACACGCCCGGAGAGACCTTGAAGGCTATCGCCATGAACCGCAAGATGGTTCCTAAGTGCCTGAGCCTTCTGATCCTCGCCCATCCAGTGAAGGTATGGATGTTCCACTGGATTTACTGGCGATACCTGCATTTATTCGGTAATCAGGCAGACTACGCCGGGATTCTGGAGAATGCCCTGAACAGTGAGGAGGTCGGCTTTTTTTTTCGCAATATGGCATCCCTGCAAGCCAACAACATGCTGACAGTAGAGATGACAAAAGCAAGTACGAAGAGTATAGCTCAAAAACACGCATCGGAGCCCGAACGGACCTGATCGTGACGCTATACGGCAACATGAACCTATTTACTTGGTATCGCTACTGGTTCGTGGATAGCATGGTGAAACAGACGATCATGCTGGCCGACAAGTCCGGTCTCCGGAAGAAACCGAAGGGCGGGAAGGTGACGCCCGGCAACGGAAAGCCGAGCAAGTACACCGACAAGGACCTGATAGAGATGAACCGGAAGGCCGGAGAGCGATACATGCAGAAGCTCTTCCAGCAGGGCAAGATAACCGAAGAGCAGATGGCCGATTATATCCGTCGAAAAACGCAAAAAAAGTAACACATGGCTGACGATAAACTTATAATCCCAGTAGGCTTCAACTTCAACATCGAGGAGATCGACAAGGAGTGGCAGGCCAAGAAAGCAGAGATAGAGAAGGCTCTCAAGGCCGAAATAAGCCTCACTTTCAAGATGCCGAGTACTAAGAGTCTCGATAGCTTGGAAAATGTCGTAAATCGACTGAAAGACCTCAAAATCGAGCCTATCACGCCGGAGACCAAGGACGCGATCTCTTCGCTGACCCGTGAACTCACGACGCTCCAGAAGATACTCGAACGCATCCAAGCGCTCAATATCAAGTCAGCCAAGGACGTAGCGGCCACGGCGCTGGCCGAAGAGAAGATTACCACCCAGCGGACAATCGCCGCGAAGAATCTCGCTCAGGCTCGCAGTAGCGAGGCTTTAGCTGTCAATCGGGAAAATAAGGCTATCCTCCAGCAGAAGACGCTTGAGGATCAGGCGGCGTTGGTGAAGCTCCGAGTCCAGAAGGCCGAGGAGTCTCTTGCCAGTGCCCGTAGTCGAAGTGTGGGCACTATAAATGCTCAGAACTCAGCACTGGCTACCCAGAAGGGAATCCTGAACGGCATGCCTCAATTCCTGAATCAGTACCTCTCGATTCTGGGAGCGTGGCGACTGGTAGATAACATTCGTAAGACGACAGCCGACTTCGAGCTCCAGCGCATTTCATTGGAGGCGATCATTCAGGACAAGCGGGAAGCCGATGCGTTGTTCAGCAAAACGCTTAGCTTGGCAATCGAATCGCCATATACGGCGCAGGAGCTTATTTCCTACACGAAACAGTTGTCGGCGTACCGAATCGAGACAGATAAGCTGTATGACACCACCAAGCGACTGGCCGATGTTGCGGCGGGTCTCGGCGTTGACATGTCTCGTCTTATTCTCGCCTACGGTCAGGTGCGTGCCGCTTCGGTTCTCCGCGGTCAGGAGGTGCGTCAGTTTACTGAGGCTGGTATTCCGCTGATCCAGCTTCTCGCAGACAAATTCACAGTGCTCAAGGATCGTGTCGTAAGCACTTCGGAGGTGTTCGATCTTATTTCGAAACGTCAGGTTCCCTTCGAAATGGTGGCCGAAGTGTTCGAGGATATGACCAATAAGGGTGGCATCTTCTACGACATGCAGATGAAGCAGGCCAACACCTTGTATGGTATATATCAGAAACTCACCGACAATATTCAGCAGGCGTTCTATCGGGTTGGAACGACCCAAATGAGCACGCTGAAAGGCGCCGGAAACCTGATGATCGAGCTATCCAAAAATCTCGAAACGGTTCTGAGCACCGGAACGGACATAATTGGGGTATGGGCATTGTGGAAGGGGTATAACATGCTGTTGACAAACTCGCTTACGAGCGAGAATACGGCCATGACCAAATCCATCATATCCATGAAGGAGAAGGAAGCCGAGATGCTTCGCCAAGCCGCGGCATACCGAACACTTACGGCGGCAGAGAAGGCGCGAATCGCTACTTCCGGTGCTTTAATGGATGCTGATATTCGTAATGCCTATGCGAAAGGAGAGTTATCCAAGGAGATGGTGTTACTGTACACCGCAATGGGTAAACTCGACAAGGTTGAGGCCGCGAATATATTGACTGTTAAGCGACTGACTGAGGCTGAACTCCAAAATGCTGTTGCAAAAGGGAAGATGTCATCTTCGGCGGCCAATGCTTATAGGCAAGACACGAAGGCGATTCTCGATCAAGTCGATTCTGTCAAGCAGATAAGCTCCGCAAAACTCAAATGGATAACAATTACCACTCGACTGAGGAGCGTTCTGAAAAGTCTCACTACGTTCCTTATGTCGAATGCGTGGTTTATTGGGATTCAGGTGATAATCCAGATTGCCGCGGCATTTAAAAGGGCCCGAGAGGAGGCTGGAAAACTCAAGGAAGTCATGTCTGATGTGGTGAGCGGAGGACTGAAAGAGGCGCGTGATCTCGACGAAAGGTTCGTGAAGTTAGCCAACACTATCACGAGCACAAACGAGAGGACCCAAGAGCATCAGGAAGCCCTCAAAGAGCTCAAGGGAACGTATGGGGACATCTTACCGTCCTACGTTCTTACCAACGAGTATTTGAGCCAAATGAAGGGCAATTATGATGGTGTTACGGCCTCTATATATGAATACATCAAAGCCAAAGCCGCTTCCGAAGGCAGGGCTCGCATAGCCGAGGAAATGGAAGAGGATATTTCCTCGGCGCGTACCAAAGCGGCGCGTTGGTTGCAAAGCCAGCTCAAATGGACTGCGGCCGAAGAGGTAAACGACGCCACTACGCTCGCTATACTCGATAAGAGCAGGGCGTACATCGAAAGGGGCGTAGACATGTATAGGGCCCTTCAAAAAGCGGTTGAGGATGTAACGGGAAAAACCGTTACGCTTGGTCAGATATACGATACTAATGACAACCGCTTCCGCAAGTTCGCTAATACCATTCGAAAGGCATTCAACGCAGAGATTGAGTTCGATGATGCAATGAAGAGCGCCTTCAACTCCTTCGGTGTGTATCGAGATGAATTTGAGAAAACTCTGAATGAGATAGACGAGATACGCAAAGAACACAAACCTTTAGAAATAAGCAATTTTGCGTGGGATGAATCGCAGGCGAATAAAGCGATGGTGTCTTACAACAAGTTTCTGGAGAAGGTTACTGGGCATACCTATCTTGAGCTCGCCAACAACCGTGATTTATTGAGGAGTTACCCAGAAAACTTCCAAGGTATATTCGATAAAATATCCAAGGATGTGAGTTCCATGTTCGGTAGCGACTTCGACACATCTCTCCGCGATCTGTTTAAGAGAGTGGCGAAAGGGGTTGGGTTGTCTGTCGATGATATGAGCGGCTATATCAAGAAATTTGACCAGACGACAGATCAGTGGGTAGATGATCTTGAGAAGCAGGTTCAGGCGGCAATTAAGTATGCAGATGACTTGAACGTACAGTACCGCAAATTCACGGAAGGTGAATACAAGGACGCCTCGCTTGCTCCCAGCGAAGACGATGTTTCCAAGGCGAACAAGTTAGCCAAAGCATTGCAGTTGATTTTGTCGCAGTTCAGAACCCTGACAAAGAAGACGGGGGCGGCCGACAACAAGACGGCGACCCAGCAGTTAGAAGGTGAAGTTCGTGTTTTGGAGGAGGCGTATAAACGATACCAAGACCTTAAAAAAGTTCGAGGCGACTCTCTCGCTCGGGCAGATGTTGAGCGCTTGTATGGTGATCTTGCAAAGAAATTTAAGTTTATTTCACCTTCCATCGCCACGACGCCGGAGGAGATGATCGCGCAGTTGAAGAAGGCGGCCGAGATTGCCCAGAAGTCGCTCGATAAGCCAAAACTTGCCCTCAGCTTCAACATGAAGGTCTCCGACACCTCCTACGACGCACTCAAGGAAGGTATCGAAAAGGACCTCAAGCGTCTGGCGAACGACATCACGCTCCAGAACGAAGCAAAGAAGATGTATGAGTCCATCTTGGCGGCGACTGGCGACGTTAACTTCGCGGCCCAGATCACCACTTCGACGACGGGTCTCGACACACTGGATGTGTTCAGCAAACTGCGCGAGCAACTCAAGAAGACGCTGACGGCATACCAGACCAAAAGCGGTGGCCTAATCGACTGGGACACCCTCTTCGCTACTGACGAGGCGGGCAACAAGACCGTGCTCGACATCAAGAAGGTGCAGGCCGCGATCAAGGAGCTCCCAGAGACCGTGCAGACTTCGGCGAAGTCGGCCATGAACGCCTACTTCGGTTACGAGCAGGAGACGGTCAAGAAGATGGCCGAAAGTGTCCAGAAGTTCGGAGACTACGAGAAGCGCCGCAACATCATCGCCGCGAAAGCGGCCGAAGAGCGGGCGCGGATCGAGTCCAGCACGATACTCACACCGGACCAGAAGGCTCAGGGCGTTGAGGCCGTGAATAAATCCGAGCGCAGGCAGATCGCAGGGGTGAATCTCGACGAGATCAAGAACCTCGAAATGTTTGCTCAGGCATTCGGTGACTTGGATCGCGTCGGCACCAAGACGCTGGGGAACCTCACCTCCATGATGAAGAACTTCTATGAGGCATCCAAGAACGATTTGGACCCGACGCAACTCCGGGAGGTCGTGAGGATCATTCAGAACCTCGAAGAGCAGTCATGGGAGCGCAGTCCTTTCGCGGCGATCAAGGAGGGAATAAACGACATTCTGACCGGAACCCGAGAGGTTCAGGCGGCCGAAGCGAATCTCGCGGCGGCTCGTGCGGCGCAGGCGGAGGTCGAGAAGCGAAACGCCTCCGAGATTGCGATTCTCCGGCTCCAGATGTCTCAGGCCGGAACCGACGAGGAGAGGGCTACGATACTCCAGCGGATCAACGATCTTGAGCGTCAGAATCGGGATGCTGTCAAAAACACCCAGCAGGCGGTTGAAGATTTGGCCGCGGCCGAGTACAAGGTCCAGACCGGGTTCACGAAGACGAAGGCCGCACTGAACAAAATGGACGCTTACCTCGGCAACCTGAGTAGCGACATAGGCAAGATCGGGGACGCTATGAATACGTTCAGCGATATTTTCGGCAGTGCGTTCGGAGAAGAGGCGTCCGCAATGATTCAGGACATCCAAAAAGGATTTCAGGCTGTTCAGGCGGGAATCGCGCTGGTGAATACCGTAATGAGCATCGCCGACGCGATAGCAAAGGGGCTGATGACCACTATGCTCCCGCTTCTTGCCGCATCAGTAGCCCTTGGAGCGGTGCTCGCTATATTCGGTGCGCGTCAGCGTCGAATCAAGGAGGAGCAGGAAGCATCGGAACGTGCCGTCAGGAAGCTGGAGAACGCTTATAAGGATTTGGAGAGAGCGATGGATCGCGCGTACTCTACGGCCGACATCAATAAGACGGCAAAACAGCAGACGCAGAACCTTCTCAATCAGCAGAAAGAGCTCAACCGCCAGATCGACCTTGAGTACAAAAAGAAAGACAAAGACTTCGATCAGGGCCGGGTAGATGATATGCGGCGACAGATCGAGGAGCTTAACCAGCAGATCGCCGAGAACCGCCGCGAGTTGGTGGAATCATTCTACGGAACCGACTTCAAGACCTTCTCCTCCGATCTCGCTCAGGCTATTTATGACGGAGTAAAAGACGGTAGCCTCTCCGCCAAGGAAGCGTGGAACGAGACTGTGGACGAGATGGTGGACAAGATGATCCTCGAACTGGCTACGGCGAAGTTTATCATGCCGGGCGTCGAGAGAATATTAGACAGCTTCATGGAAGAAACTCGTCGTTTAAACGGTTTATCCGAAGACGAGTTGCCGACGCTGGAGCAGTTCCCGTTCGAAGACTTACGAGAAGCGCTAAAGGCTTATCTTGGTGAATTTTGGGGCGATTTCGAGCAGTATCTACCGAGCGGCTGAGAATCCAATCTGACTGGTATTTCGAAGGCAGTCGGCTCGTTGACCGAGGACACGGCACTGGTACTGGCCGCGGCCGCGAACTCGATGATCTACTATCAGGTGGCCCAATATGATCAGGTCGTGTCGATCAACGCGATCCTGACCGGATGGAACGAACTTATCATGGGAACCGAAGAGACGGCCGGGCTGATCCCGACGCTGATGGCTTCCCAGACCGAATCAATGGAGCTCCTTCGTGGAATTAAGAGCGACACGGGCCGTATCGCCACGGCGACGGAACAGATGGCCGACGACATCGGATCGGTAGTCGCGCCGCTCGGATCGAAGGTTGGGGCCAAGGCAATTAACGTAAATAGCTGATAATTATGAAGTTAGAACTTAAAAGGCGTTTTTTGGGAGAGAGCTATACGATTGGCTCTCTCTCAATCGACGGCAAGAAATTCTGCGACACCTTGGAGGACAAGGTGCGCGACCTTAACAAGAACGGAGTCTTCGACGGCGACGAGAAGAAGGTGTACGCGGAGACCGCGATTCCATATGGCACCTACAACGTCGTGGTAGACTACTCTCCGAAGTTTAAGCGAGAGCTTCCGCGCTTGCAGAACGTGAAGCACTTCGAAGGCATCCTGATCCACCGAGGGAACACGGCCGAAGACTCGGCTGGGTGTATCTTGGTCGGCGAAAACAAAGTTAAGGGTAAGGTCGTCAACTCCACGCCCTACGAGAAGGAACTGGTACGGATTCTTAAAGAGGCTCAGGACCGGAAGGAACCCATCACCATTAAAATCATATAGCCATGTTCATGCGAATCATTTTAACGATCTGGCAGTTGCCGCAAGAGATCATCGGGGCGCTCTGGTGCCTCCTGTTTACGAACCACCGCGCGATCCTTCGACAGAACGGAGCTGTGTTCTTCGCATCGCCCAAAGTCAAAGGCGCATTCACAATGGGTTCGTTCGTTTTCCTGAGCCCGAAATACATCACCAACGAGCCTACCTACGACCACGAGTTCGGCCATGTGTTGCAATCTCGGGCGTGGGGCTGGTTATGGTTGCTCGTATTCGCCATTCCAAGCGGGTTACACTGCTTGTTCCATAATCATGGGTCCTACTACCACTTTTATACCGAACGCGACGCAAATCGCCGCGGAGGGGTCCCTAACTATACTGGCGGCGGCCGACATGACGAGCCGGGCTTGATTGCTACGACGCTGGCCGATCTGATAGCATGGAAGGCGAAGTATTTCGGGGTCCTGCTACTCTTCCTACTCGCGTCGTGTTGCCGCATGCCTTCGGCGTCTCTTCCCGAGCCCAGCGAAGACCGGGCCGACAGTACTCACACCGAGTATAAGGAGACGATCCGGTATGTTCGGGTCGAAGTCCCAGTTCCCGGCGAAGTACGAGAGATCATCACGCCCGACACTGCGTCGCATCTTCGAACATCCGTAGCCGATAGCTGGGCCGGAATCCGGAACGGCATGCTCTGGCATAAACTCCAGAATCGGCAGGATTCGCTTCCCAAGGCTGACATCCCGGTAATAGACACCAGCGAGAAAGAGGCTCGGATCGTTACAATAACGAAGCGAGAACCCTATGCCGTACTGACTCCGCTTACTCGGTGGCAAAAATTCAGGATGAATGTCGGAGGATGGGCATTACTGCTGATTTTACTGTTCCTCGCAAAAAAAATCATCAAAGTTTGGTAGGGGGGGGGTATTTTTTGTATATTTGCAAATAAAAGTATTGAGCTACAATAATTTATAAAATTTACTATCACGAAGGATTGTAGGGGGGGGGTATTTTTATTAAATTTGTAGCGATAAGGTAAGTTGTTATGGCACAGATACATAGATCGTTCTACTTCCAGCGAATGTGGGGTTGGCCCGTCAAGAAGGTCGAGCCTACTCCTCCTGAGCCGGAGGAGATAACTCTAAGTCCGAGTGCCCTGCATTTTACCGCAGAAGGTCAAATCAAAAACAGTCTGAACAATGGCAAGAGTAACAGTAACCGCCAACGACTCGTGGACCGTCTCGATCCCCGCTGAGGCAACGTGGGTTCACTCCGACAAGATGTCGGGTGATGGCGACGGCGAAATCAACATCACCGTCGATGTCAACCCCCGCGCCGACGCGCGAAACGCAACGGTAACGGTCACTACGAGAGGTGGCGTTTCCAAGACCATCGCTATTTCGCAGGATTCGGCTGAATCGTCGCTGTCGCTCACCCCGAGCACGCTGGCATTCAACGCCGACGGAACCGTGAAGGCTGCGTAGCGTATGGCAACGATCCAGCTTACAAGTCGTGTAGCGTGGAGCGTAAATTCCAAGCCGGATTGGGTTACTGTCACCCCCAGCAGTGGGGGTGGCGGTACTCAGTCCGTTGGAATTTCCGTGTCTGAAAACCTCACCAAGCAAGAAAGGACGGGAGAGGTACGCTTCTACAACGAGGACGGTTTCTACGAATCGCTCACAGTGACGCAGGATCGTTACAACGGCATTGTTCTCGTTTACAACGGAAAACTCCCCATTTACGACGGGGCAAAAATAGTATTCAATGGAGATTAACTGGGAAGGGATCGCCGTCTTCCTTACGGCATTAGCTGGGTTTTCGGGGATCATCCTTCCTATCGTAAACTCCAAAGTGAAACGCGCCGAGAAGCGCTACGACATCGAACTGGAACGCCTTCGGCGTGAAACCGACGAGAGGCAGGGATATATGAAGGCTCGGTTGAGCACCGTGTATTCCAGCATCTACGGTTATCTATGGAAGAGCATGTTTCGAATGAGCGCACAGCGGGTGGGGGTCTTACAGCCGCACCCGTTGAGCCATAAGCAGTACTTCTCGTGCTCGTTCGAGATTGTAGAGCCCGACAGCGGCATACAATCATGCAAGAGTGAGTTTCAGTTCAAGCGCATGGCCGAGTGGAGCAACTTCGTTTCCCGGCTCGGCGCCGAGGACTGGATGATATACACAGACATCGAGAATATCAAGGACAAGAAGGTCTACGCGGAAGCACACCGCCGGGGAGTTCGGAGTCTCTTCTTCCGTCGCCTCACCGATGCCGACGGAGACTGGATTGGAACGCTGTATGCGGAGTTCTTCGATCCCGTGACCGATCCTGCTATTCTCGCCAATATCAAGGGAGAGATGGAGCGCAAGGCTATGCTGATCCAAGACATTCTCCCGGAGTACAAACCGCTCATGCCCGCAGAGCAAACAAACGTTTAAACAATATGGCCGCAAGAGAAGAAAATATTCTGAACGTTCCCCTCTCCGAGACTCTCGAAGGGATGCACGTCCTTTGCGACACCGGAAATACGGGTGAGCCGTATCGTGTCGCCGCCAGCCTCTTTATCGCAGAGGCAACGCAGGCCGCGAAAGACGCGGTTGCCAACCTTGACCCCAAGGATGTAATCCTCAAGGGGTTCACCGCACTTACCGCAGGAAAACCCGCGATCACCGCCAACTCTACGTTGCTGGCGGCTATTCAGTCGTTGTATGCGATGGCGGGCTCCGGTAAGGTCAAGATCATCAGCGACGGCGCCGACCAGACCGGAATGGTCTGCTGGAACGGGACATCGGCCAGCGGATTCGTCATCAACGTGAACGAAGCGGCCATCTACACCCGTTCGCAGTGGACGCAGTCCAACCCGGATTCCGAGACGGATGTGAACTGGATCGTCGCAGTTAAAACTGGCGGAACAAAGACTCCCTTCGCCGCCGCCGCGCAGAACCCAAACATGGGCGATCTTCCCACAAACAGCCGTCTCAAGTTCGTCGATAACAAGACCACAATCCTCGGTATGCTCAAGATGCTGACTGCCGCCGCAAACGTGGGCCGCCTGCGTATCGTGTCCGGCAATCCCGCCACGGGAGCATCCGGGAAACCGGAGTTGGCCTTCATCGTTAATATCGTTCAGGGAGCGAATGCCGAAACGCAGGGTACGAACGGTCTTCAGATTTTCCACCTGACCAACGACTACATCCGCGTCATTCCTTCGTCCAGTGTCGCTATGGCGTGGCCTACGCTCCAGACGTTGACCGACGAAGACGTCATCAAGAAGTTGAACTCCACTGCCTCTGGCGACTGGGGCGGTCTCGGTATGAAACTTCCGTGGACTGGAGGAAGCGTCAAGTCTATCAAGGTGGAAGACTTCACCGCGATTAACGAGATTTGGCCTGCCGAGTTGACTCCCGGCACCACCGTTCTGTTCTACGCCGAGGGAGAGATGTACAGTGCGCCCTCGGGGGTAGCCGATACCGCATATGTCGGTCAGGTTATCCTCAACGCCGATTTCGCTATGTCGGGAATGGCAACCGTTGTCGCTTACGGTAATAAGGCGGGGAGAATGTATCATGCTCATCTGGATTTCAACGGACAGAGTATTGATTGGTTTCCTTCCCCCGTCGGAACACTAACCCTTACCACCTTCGCTAATCTGACCGCCAACGCGAGTGTTAGCGATATGAAGATCGGTGAGATGCTCGGCTTTTATAGTTCGAATGGCGGATCAACGAGCGGCCCCGGAGCCTCCCCCCTATTCGGCTATATCCAGAAGACCTCCTCTTCGCAGGTCAACATATTCGCTTACACTATCGACGGTAAGAAATCGTGGCTGGGATACAATGCTGGTTCCAATGTCAGATGGACTCCAGTGGGCGGGGCCAGTGGCGGAAACGTCATCCACGGTGAGGACATCACCGAAGGTTTGGAATACCTCATTCCGGAGAACGTCGGCGACGTTGTGGCATTCCGTTCCACGATGTACTCCTCTCAGGTTCCGGCCGAGCAGGAAGGTTTCGGATTCCTCGCCAAAGTCAACGGCCCGGAGAGCATGGCTATGATGATGCAGAACGATCCGGCTGGCGGCGGAAAGATGAAGTTCTTCATGGGCCGCGTACAGAACGACGGAAGTGGCACTGAGTGGCAGGAGCTAACGACGGGTAGCTCAAATGAAATCTTCCCCGGCTGGAAACATATTGTAAGTTCGTGGAGTATCGCCGTAGGACCAACCGGAACGACTGGGATTATTCGTTTCAATCAGGAGATACCCACCACCTCGAAAATACTTATCGAAGCAACTATCCAGTCCAGCCCTGCTACAACGGCTACTATTAAATTCCCGGTGCCTCTTACTATCGCGGGCATCAATGGAACCGGACAAGGAATATTGTTTGAGATTTGCTCGATGTATCTGGGCGTTAACACTACTCCGGGCAGTATTAAACTTATCTGTTCGTCGGTTATCACCGGAGCCAACGGCGTTCGAGGCATGAATGTTGTTGTGCAATCGAACAACTTGTCAGACGTTTCGGATATTATCCAAATAAAAGGGATATATTTCAAAGCATAATAATAGTAAAGCCCCTCTAAATGAGGGGCTTTTGCTATCAAGGTAGCTTATATACCGCATGTAGCTCGACGTATGCTGTTCCGGAACTGCCTAACATCTCAAACTCGAATTCATATCCGTCGGCGTTAGCTCGGACATTGTTTATATTCAAGCTCTCGTCTTGGGTTCCAGACGAGCCGGGGCTGTATTCTTGGATGTGTATAAGTAATGTGCTTTGCCCTACTTGGGGAACATCAACCCATAGTAGATATTGTCCCTGCTGAACCACCTCCGTAGTGCCCGGTCCTATATAAAAGGCAAGCATGAGTTTGTCTCCCGGTTTCACCTTGTATAAGGTAAATGGCTCGTTAACTACGGGGAAGGGAACTGAACACTCAACACGGGTCAATGTATCACCCGAGCTACCCGTGATTTGATATATGATGCTTAGTGATGACCTCGCGATTCGCGACTCCATCATAACGCAACATAACTGCCCAACCCTCTCCCGAAACGGAGATTCATTTCGGCTATAATATCGTTATCGGAATACCGATATCGAATGATAGTAAAAAGGGACCCGTTGGAGTCCCTTTCGCTATCGGTACATGTGATTGTATAGCCAATACTGTCCATCCCATAGAAACAGTGCGGCGTCTCCCAAACCTTCTCCAACGCTTGTTTCTAATGAAGCAGAACCTCTTAATATCCGTGCCCCATTTCCATTCACCTTAACATTGGCCGAATCATTGCGGCGCACGATAACAAAATTGCCCTCGGCTCCTCCCGGCACGACCGCTGGTAATGTTATCGTTATTTCCGATGTATTATAACACGACACATACATCACGCTATGATCTATGGTCGTAGAGGCGCTAATCCTTAGTGTTTTGTAGGCCAAACCTGAAACGTACCCATTCTCGATGCGTATTGCTTCGTTTTGTTGACCTCCTCTTACATCTATAAGAAGCCCGATGTTATATCCAAACATATTGTCATCCCTCCAACTCTCAAATCGAGCCATGCAGGTTGCACCCGTCATTGCGGAGAACACGTTGGTTCCCATGAAAACGTTTACATCTACGATAGGGTTGGATGATTTTTCCGAGAACTTGATAAACGAATCGTACAACGACATCCCGTTGGTGGGATTAGGGTCATTTGGATCGGATATACTTCCTATACGCCCACTCCCTATTTGGAATCCGCCTATCGAGCCGCTTTCGGCTACTATTTCGCCTTTGATCTCAGCTTCACTGGATATTAGCTTCCCGCCCTCCAGAATCTTCGTCGGTGCATCGTACCGCTCCGAGAACGGCTTTCCGGCCCAGAACCGAATCTGGCCTTCGCTGGCCGCCACACCGGAGGGCACGTCGGCATCTTCTGCCGTCATGCCGACCAGTACGCTCTCGACCTTGGTCTCGGACCCTACCCCGATGTACCCCTGAGCGATGAAGCTACCCTGAAAGTATGCCTCCTCTGCCGCGGCCCGGATTACGTCTCCAACGAAGGAGAGCTCGTTCTTGCCGTCGGCGAGAGACTCGTACTTGAGGTACTTGGTGCGCTCTCGGTTGCCGACGTAGAGGTTGCCGAAGACCTCGGCCCACGTCTTGCCTTCGATCCGGCCGAGGTTGATGCTGTCCTTGGCTGTAAGGTTGTAGCCAGTGATGTCATCGAGCCATGTCATCAGAGCACCTCCTTCTCGGGAAACATCTATGACTATGGCCGACTGCCGCGATGTATCGGTCGGGTTTCCAAGTTGAACTACGTTATCTCCGGCATGCGGCTCGTCGCTATTTGTGGCCGCATCGGTCTTGGAAAGGTCTATGTAGTTGATACCTATGCCGACAACCTTGCGCCAGTAGAAGACGTTCTCCAGCGTTGAGGCGTCGATGTCGCCGATCATCTGGGAATAGGCTTGATCGCCGACAGCGAACTCATTCGTCTGCTTTCCGTCGGTCTGCTCCAGATAGCATCGCCATGCCTCTCCGATGTCCTCAACTTCCGAAATAGTTCCGGAGGCACTGGTCAACACCTGCTTGCCGCCTATCGCTGTTATCTGATTGATAACGATTTCGTTCACGTTCATCTTGCGACGAACGAAGAGGTGATCTACCTCGAATACAGAGCTACCGTCCGGGTTCTTGTACATCCCCCACCCAGAGCCTCCTTGCCGGAAGTTATCACTCATGGTCGTGTCGGCGAATGTAACCTCGGCCGTAAAGTGCGTCGGAGAGTACGAGCGGGCCGCAATTCCATCCTTGCGCAGAAACAGCGTTTCGAACGTTTTGGCGGCCTCAGCAACGATTTGGGAGGATGACATGATGTTGGAGCTAAGGCGCCGAATTTCGCCTTGTATGGCCGACGTAGAGGTCTTACTCGCTACCATCTCCTCCGACACCGTGATAGTCCATTCGGGGAGGAGTTTGCCCTCCTTATAGGCAATGGTCAGGTTATTGATATACAGCACCAGATCGGTCTCGCCGATAAGTTGGTTGTTGTGTAATCGTATCTTCGTTCCCGGCCGGAGCTTCTCGCGCTCTTCAAAACTTTCGCAGAATATCGCGCTCGGCTTGGCGGAGAAGGTTGGATTCTCGTCATCGACGCGATCCAGTTCCACTTCGAGGTAGTCCTGCAACTTATCCTCGGCCCACAACACATACTGATGGGGCATTTCGATGTTGATAAGGAAGAAGTGGTCTCCCGGCTTAGCGTTCTGCTTTGTGTTGGGGAGCATGAGGCCGGAGGCGCGAAGCTCGGCATCCGACTTGATAAGCGATAGCCGATACTTGGATTTCACTGTGATCGTGTTCCCTTCCTCGTCCACCGTTTCGATCTGCTTGGAATCGTCCTCCCATATACACCAGTAGTCGCCAGTTTCAGGGTCTTTGGCCTCTGGGTTGCCGAGCGTCGGGTCTTTGGCGATAACAAATTCGTAGTCCTCTCCGGCCAGCAACCCGTCGGAGAACATGACCGTAGCCTCGCGCTGGCCGATCTTCGGCCACCACACGTCTACAATGGAGCCAGTCTCTCCCCAGATGTCTTTGATCCATATGTCAAAGACTTGGCGATATGGGCCCACACCTTCGGCCGGAGCCGCACTGAATCGCCCAGTAGTAACCGCCATGTAGTAGTGCTGGTTGCTTCCGGGGTTGGTTGTGCACTTGAAAGATACAGATGTCCGGACTCGATACTTACCCATCGGCAACTGAATCTCAAACTTACTCTTGCCTTCGTTCTGAACTTCACCTCTTGCATCAGTGTATTCCATATCAGTTAGCGCATTCAACGCTTTCGAGAATACCACCTGATTGAACTCAGAGAGGACATACACATTCAGCTCAGCGTACTCCAAGTGATTGCTGTCGAACCATTTAGTATATCTTTCTACACCTCTTGGCACGGTGCTCGTCTCCTTTCCGTATATGCTGAATGTAAGGGTAGGAAGCGTTGCCTTAACTTCCATCTCTTCACTGGTTACGGACTGGGTGAATAGCTTGTCATACACTACTGGGCCCCGCCGCGTGTCCATTCCCGGAAAATCAACTTTTATTTCCGTAGATTTATAGGCAAATTCGCCTTTTTCTTCGGCTTCCGCGTAGTTATCATTCGTCACCTCCTCGACCGCAATCACCTCGTCGGCCCGGCCAAGTGTGCCAAGCCATACATTCTGGATCGAAGGGTAAATCTCCTCGTTGTCTTCGAGCACCCCGACCCGAACGCCCCACTTCTCCTGCATCGGAGAGTCGGCATAGTCGGACGGGTACATCTGTCGCCCGGCCTTCATATCGGAGTAGCCGAGCATGTAGTACGGGTTGTTGCCTTCGGCCGGGTCCTTTCCGGCCGTAGCGTCGTTCCAGCCCCGAACGTAGTCGCGGTACGACTTCGGCATGAGGTTGGAGTAGTAGGAGAGCTCGGTGATCGAGTTTGCGTCGGGGTCTCCGACGAACGCCCCCGCCGCACCCTTGAAGTATCGGTAGGGGAGATTGCGAGTCGATCCGCGGCCGATCAGCCGGGTGTAGATGTCCGTCTGGTCATTCACGCGCTGGATCGAAACCAGTCCGGTTCCGTCCGCGTTAGCCTCGTCCATCGGCACGTCGCCATAGTCGAAGATGTGCTCGATCTCGGGCGCTGGGAAGCCGACCTTAATGCTGATCTGGCCGTTGTCCTCTTCGATACTCCAGCGAACACCGTATAGCTCGTATAGCTGGGTCAACACATCCCAGATCGTCGTCTTGTCAACACTCACGGTAGCACGGAACGGATTTATCTCCATATCCGGGTTCAGAACCACCTTCCAACGCGCTCCATAGTAGTAAGTGAGGTTATTCCCCAGCCGACCGACGAACTCCGTCAAATCGGCTAAAAATGCGAATTTCGTGCCGATGGTCTGGAGCGTACCGTCGGTGAGCTTGATTATGTTCGAGAACGGGTAGAACTTGAGGTCCTCCCGCTCCGAAACGAAGGTGAGCGTGTATTTGTATCGGAGTGACTTGAGGTCCTTGATCCCCGGCGGCGCATAGCTCTTGAGGTGGTATGTCTCGCCGTTGTATTGTACGGTCCAGTTCAGATTGAACCCCGGCTCCTCCTCGGGACCGAAGTAGACATCCATCGTGATGACCGACTCCCCCATGTCAACTTCGTTGACAGTGAAGTTGGTTATCTCGATCTCATTCGCCAAAAGATTAAAGGTGATGGCCTTGTTGTTGTAGAGCATCACCTTGTTATCGTAGACGAGCAGGGCGGGTACCAGCGACTTGATTACCATGCTATATGATTATTTTAGGGTTTCCTATCGCCGCCAGATCATACCCGCCGACCGAAGCATCCAGCGGCGGGAGGATGCCATTCGCTTCGGGAAGCTGGGGCGCCGAGTCGAGCCACTGGACAACGGAACCTTCTGCGGTAGGTATTAGGTTCTGCGGCAGGTACTCGGCAACGCAGCCCATTGAAATCACCTCATCAATTGTAATAGTCAATCGTCGGTCACTCATAGATCGACCGCCGTAATAAGCCATAGAGTTAAAATCTCTCTGGCTGGTAACGCGAACGGTGAAATTCCCATTTTGGGCGGGTATATTACTCCTCATGTTCCCGACATATACGAAAGGTTCACCACTTTGGTAGTCAGAAATAGAGCCTTTAACTACTACTACCGTACCTGCTTTGTGGTATTCGCCGAATAAAACTGATTGATAATAATTAGCATCGGTTTCCCCTGTCCATGTATACGAAGTTGTACCTGATAGGTTGAAAGGTCCGCCATACTTTTTTATCGCCGGCAGCACATACCCCGCCGGATCGCCGTTGTTGTAGAAGGCCGCTACTTCTTCCGCGGAAAGGGCGTAGTTGTAGATGCGGGACATAACCATCTCGGAGCTATTAGCCATGCCCAACCGGAAATCCCCCAAATCTTTAACTGCCGACTGTTCTTTGGTCGCTTTCAGTTCACCGTTGATATATACCTTCACGGTTGTGCCCTTACGGGTAAGCGCAAGGTGGAGAATACTTTCTTGAGCCCCCGCTTTCAAATCAATGGAATCAAGAAGCAGATCACCTGACGACGGCTTCTCAAATATTATCCATCGAACGGCAATTTGAGATGTTCCGTGTATTAACAGGCATCCCTTCGAGTACGCATAAGGGGCATTGGCATTGAATATGAGAGGCGTGTTTGAACTTATCGCTCCATATAAATTGCCGAAATACTCCAGCGTAAAGTCATTAGTGCCAATAGGCATGGATGGGCTTTTAAACATTGTAGACGCGGATTTATCAACGTATTGGTTATATCCCATCTTCACTCCCTTCGCCATGCGACGCAATGCCTCCTCCTTCGGCTCAGGAAGGACAACTCCATCGAAATAGTTATTTTTGCCGTATTTAGCCATTGTCTTGGTAGTTAAAATTGCACTTGTTGGGCTCGGCTACATATAGCGTCAATTCGAAGATGAATGCGCCCTGCATGACCTGCACGATGGTCTCGGAGCCCGGCATCTTGGTCGGGTAGCCCACGATCTTCACGCCTTTGTAAAGGTTATAGATTGTGACCGGAAGAGCCTTCTTTACGTCGACGTTATTGGTGGGCTCGAAAAAGGAGTTCCATAGCGAGCGGATAGCGCTGTTCATCGTTTCGAGTTCGCCGAAGTAGAGCAGTTTTACGGTGTACTCGAAAGCCTTGTCTACCGTGTATGGGTAAATCTTCACACCGTCTCGCTCCGGATAGTCCTCCTCTTCGTAGGAGCGTTTCTCGGGCGCAAGAATATCAGGGGATTCCATCAGGTGAAATCCCATCGTCTGCATATCTCGAACCTCTCCGTCGGCTACTTGGTAGCGGAGGCGGCATTCCCTTGTGGCTTCCATTTCTTGCGCTTGATTCGTATGTTGCCTTTGAATACCGGGACGCGGTGTCCCCACTGGTAAACGGTCACGGGCCTCACTGATTTGTTGTTGATTCGGACCGGAGAGTCGTCAAAGATGTCGAGGATCAGGATTGCGTTCGGCTCAACCTCGAATTTAAGGTTGCTACCGTATGCAACATAGGCATGCACCACGGCCCACTCCTTAACTCTCACCGTCCCTTCGCAAAGCCAAAAAACATCGACTCCTTGCACGGCTTCGGTATTTACCGTCTGTTGGACGAAGATACCAGCCGCGTTCAAGTCTTTCTTATCCCAGCATGCGCGGATCAGCTCGACCGAAGGAAACCCAGAAAAAGAGCACTCCTGAATCATAGTCTTGAAGTGATCGAAGAGCGCATGGGTATCTTCCGTGAGCATCCGTTTGAAATGATCCTCACATATCCCGGCCGCATGAGCCTCCCGCGTCAGTGCTTTAATGATGTCCATAACCGCTCCAAATATACGCAAAAAAAAAGCATAAACCAAATCACCCTTATATGATCGACCAAACCGCTACCTTCGATGCCTGCCTCGACTTCTTGGATAACTGGAGCGACAATGGAGACTACTACGGCATGACGTTGTACAACTCCCAAGAAATACTTGTGGGGCAAAAGGACTTTACCCTCTTGTTTATTGGTTCTGGCAACTTCCCATTGGTCTCCTACTCAATAACTGGAATATACACATTTCAGGCAAGTAATTGAAAAGCCCCTCAAAACGAGGGGCTTTGCTTTGCTATCCAAGTATAAGGATATGCTTGAGGTACACTTGGAGGGATGGATACCCGTCTACTAATGCGCTCAAACATTGAAAATCAATGATTCCTGCTCCACGGCGCCGGGCGTTGATGAACCCATTAGAACTGGTTGCGTTATCGAAGAATCCTGCAATCGTTCCCCATAAATTGTTCGCCGGAGGCAAATCATAATACACAACCACATTTCCGCACGGACTAAACCGAGCATCGGAATCGGCCAATTCGAAACAAAGCAATAATGTGGTACCTGCCGATAACGGCACTAATTCGGTAGATGTGTAGGTGATGACACCAGTGCTTTCGTTGAGCCCCACGTCTAACCCCGGTAGCTTTTTTACACCCGAGCTACCCGTGATTAGCTTCGATGTTCCAAAAAGGCATCTTTAAAGTGTTCAAATCTGGCGGTGCGACTCGGGCTGACACCATTCAAAGTAGCTATCCGACGAGACGAGATCATATCCACATCTACATCCTTGTAGTCGTTGTACCAAACACGATCCCGTATGATTAAGTAGCGCAACTCCCTTGCTTCCGGGTCAGCGCTTCGATCCAGCCAATCGCACATTGCGGCCAACGATATAGGGCTTCCGTTCAGGTACGACCTCTCATACGCTTCGACCAAGAATCTCGCCCTCTCGTATGACGGGAGAGACGGAGGTCCGAATACTCCGATTTCGGCATACAAATCACTGTAAAAGAGGAACCGATGATATTCGAACATAGAGACAATATCGACCCCGGCCTTTCCCGTAGCGGCCAGCCAGATGGGATCAATCAATATCAGCGGAATGTTTTCGAGACGCTTAACCAGTTCCGGATCGCACATACACTCAATCGTGAGTTTACACCCCGGCGGCGACTGATTTTCGAACCACTTTGCAAAGTCGCCGAAGGTGTGGTGGTCGTGCTCCTTCCACTTGGCCTGAGCGAAGTCGATCTCTCTGTTGAGGTCTCGATTCTTGAACGCCCGTAAATAATCACTGCTTTTCATTGCTATTTGGTTTTAAATGAAGGAGGGGCCCGAAGTCCCCTCCCCTTGTTCTACTTCACGGCGTCCTTCACCGCAGGCGAGAACTTGAACGAGACTCGGTTCTGGGCCGGAATAGGCACCGACTTACCGCGGCTCATGTCGTAGCCCATACGAGCGGGGCATGCCTTCACGCTGAACGTTCCGAAGCCCTTGAGGGAGACTTTATCTCCGTTCTTGAGGGTCTCGACGATCTTGTCCATGAACGTATCACACACTTTGTTCACGACGGTCTTGGTGATGCCCGTCTCTTCGGCGATCTTCGCCATCAATTCGCTTTTCTGCATTTTCGTTTTGATTTTTAAGTTGATAGAGTTTTTCTTCAAGGGCCTCTATTTTACCCATGCAGTAGTATATCAGGGCTCCCATTATGATAAGCAAAGAGAGCCAAAGTTCATCGAATTGCATGTTTGATGATAACTTGAACGGGCGTAGAGCCCACATAATCTTCGTATTTGAGCGTACTCGGGTCGATCTGTCCGTCGGGCCGCAGAACTCCGTACATGCGGACCTTCTGGATCATCATGCCCCCAAGTAGCTCGTTTAAACGCACCCTTATTCGATCTTCCAGTTCCCGGTACGCCGGATCAGTCTCGATCATCGCGCTCCGGGTCTCACGGGCGTTGATGACTGCGCACCTCGTTCGGTTGATGTACGCCCCTATCTGCTCGTCCTTGATGCCCGGAACGATCTCTTGGAGTATCTGGATGATAGCGTATCGCGCGAAGAACCGCTCGGTCGTTCGGCGCTTATCGCGCACATCCGACATCCGGAGGTCGCACTCGATCTGGACGGCCCGGTCAAGGCAGATCACCTTCTCATTTTCCTCCAGCCTCATAGTGGTCGAAGTGGATGTAGGGGAGTTGATTAGGCAGTAACTTCCATGCCGAGCGCGGAAGCGTGAACTTCGCAAGCCCCGCGGCCATAGCCAAGATCAGGAACTTCTCCATGACCATCGGCTCTCCGGTCCACATCGTACCATCGCGGCGCGTTGCGAGGAGCGAGAACGGCCCGGAGAGATCGAAGAACTCGTCGGGGAGATCGTCGATCATCTTCCCGACCTCGGGAAGATGTTTCTGGAACTTCTTGCGGTAGATGAACTGGACCCCACTGATGGAATCCACGATAATGTCCGGACCCTTCGGCTTCTCGCCGATAGGGTAGGCGCATTCGGCGAACAAGTCGTTCACCCGGTCGTATTCGAGATTATACATAGCGATTGAATGATAAGTGATCGAGAGAAACTCCACCGACGACGTTTTCCACGCGAACAACCCAGTCGCCAGACCCAAGTTGCCACGGCATGCCGCGGAACTTGGTCTTGACTGGTTCGCTATGATCAACGTCGGAGATGTAGTGGTAGTAGTAAACGTCGCCGCCGGGCACTACCTCCTCCGGCCGTATGCCGAATTTCTTACTGCACATTGTCGCTGACTCTTTTGAACTCAGACGCAAGAATCTCTTCGAAGTCGGTCAGGTCGCCGATCCAGCCGAAGTCAACGCACACGACCATCTCCTTGGCCTTGTTATCGTGAGCAAAACCGGGGGTGAATATCTTCGTTTCGATACCCACAGCCGAGGATAGCTCGTGTTTGTACACCGTCGGAATCGTTTCGAGTTCGGTCTTGATGCGTTTATACTCAGGGCTCTTGGTGTTGAGTTGGTAGTGGTTCTCGCCTCGAACCTTTTTCCAGCCGATCTTCGCCTCCTCCGAGGTAAACATTACCGGGAGCACGTTCGGGCTGTAAAACACCCCGCCGAAGTGTTTGTAGGTGGCGATGCCGAGTTTGGTCAACACCTTCTTCTGAATTTCGAAGACGCGATCTCGCTTCTCTTCGAACTCAAGTACCCGCTTCCACGTCGGAGAGCCGGGCTTCACTTTGTAGTACACGTTCATGACCTTTGCTTTTTTAATGATTTCTTACTTCGATTCGATTTTTCATAGCTCTCCTATCGTTTTAGCGATGTCTACAACATCACCGATATTATCTTTGGCCGTTTTGAGCCCGTAATGAGCGATAACGCCCGACAAGAGGATAGCGGTTCCAATCCGGAAGTCGTACTTGTCGTTCGCCCATTCCTTGGTCTCGTTCAGTTCCTCTTCGGTCTTGATCTCGGCGACCGGGACCGGGTTCGGGTAGCCTTCCAACGCCACGAATACCGGACTGATGTTCGCCTCGACTACATACCAGTGCTTGTTCTTGGTCCAGAACACCGTCTGGCCGATCTTGAATTTACTCTGCATCGTTGTATTCTAATACTCGTTTGACTGCAATTTTATGCCACTTTCCGCCGCGCGGCCGTTCGATTTCCACTTCGTTGAAGTGGTCGGCGATCTCGGCCAGCGACCAGCCCTTGCGCTGTAATGCGAGGGCGTACTTCTTTGCTTCGACCATGCGCGGGTCCACAACCCGGTTCTCGGCGATCCGCTCCATCCGGCGAGCCAGTTGATCCGGAGACATCGGCCCGCGCTGGGGCCGCGGATTCCCGAGTCGCGTCACCCGGCGCCCGGCCTTGGAGATAAAGAAGCCCTGCTCCTTGAGTTGCTTCTTCCGGACGCCGAGCGCCGACTTTGTTCGGCCCGAGATAAGTTCGCGCTCTGTTTGAGCCAAGCCGATAGCGAGGCAAAAGGTGATCGTTGTCGCCTCGGGGTAGTCTATCGCCAGCAGATCGACCCCCGTGTTGCGCAAATACAGCGCGTACTCCGCATCACGGGAGAGTCGATCCAGTTTGGCGACGATCAAAGTTGCACCTTCACGCGCGGCTAATTCCATCGCGCGACGAAGGCCCGGTCGGTTCCGATCCTTTCCACTGCGAATGTCACGGAACTCGCCGATATTCTGCCCGTGTGTGCGGGCAATATATTCGCGGCACTGATCGAGTTGGGCTTCCAGACCGAGGCCTGAACGCCCCTGCTCTTCGGTGCTCACGCGGGTGTAGATGCAATACTTTTTCATGTGCTATAAATGTAGTTTACAACATAGGGAAGGCACTCCTCGAAAGACTGCATTTCGGCGCATATATCGTCCTTGTGAGGACAGCCGAGGCATTTCCCTTGCCGAGCGTAATCCTCCATCACAATGCGCCTAAAATCGTCTTCTGTAAGACCGTCGTCATAATCGGCATCCCGGGCAACCATCAGGCATGTGAGATGTGCCTTCCATGTGTATATCTCACCGTTGTCCTTGATGGTTTGGATATTGTATTTCTCCCCCTTTTTGATCTTGCCGGAGCAGAAATTACAGACGTGATCCTTTCGCGCGATGATGTCGTTGTTAGCAAGAACTTCCATCCTTCTCTCTGGTTACAGCCTCCATCGCCGCGATCTTCATGCCGTTGATCTTCTGGTGTTGCATGCCGAGTTCCATGCCGATGATGACGAGGAGTTGGTCGCGGCGGTTCGCCATCACTCCGATCTGCTTCTCCACGACGCTCAGGATGATCTCGGCCGCCTCGGTCAGTATCGGACCCCGGCTGTTCTCCTCCTTGAATGCTTCCGTGGCTTTCTCTACTTCGTTCCACATCTCGTTCCACTTCTTGTCATCGAAGTAGTCGCCGAGCATAGCCTCAACGAAGTTCATATTTTTGTGATTCCAGCGAGCCGGAGCAAGCCAGTCGAAATTCTTGTTCATGTTATTAGATAATTTTGATTAAGGCCACCGAGGTGGACTGACTGGTGATACCCGTGATCCGGGCCTGACACTTGGAGCCATAGGGGACGTAGGCAAGACCGTCCGGCAGGCAGGTAATCCGCGCGATGGTTCCGTTCGGAAGTTCCGCCATAGGCCACTTCTTCGCGTCGTCGAAGGGATTTTGGATCGCCTTTACAAGAATGTAGGCGCCGACGCGGTACGGACCGTGGCCGGAATCCTCTTCGAGCGCGGGTGCGGTCGCTTTCTTCTCTTTGCGCGGGCGCAGGATATTCTGGCCCATTGCGATGCTGACGAAATAGCCAGCCTTTTTCGCGTTGTCGAAATCGCGGATGAACCACCAGATACCCAGTACCCGGACATAGGCGGCCCATTTACCATTGTGAAGTCTTCTCTCGAATTTCATCGTCTAAAATATTTTTAATGTATTTGGGAAACTTTTTCTTGTGGGGAGAATCCCATGCCCCTTCCGTGATTATCACTTCGTATGCCTTAACGCCACGGTGCACCGCAAATGACTTGTCACCTCTGCATACATACCACTTCTTGTTAAGGTCGTAGCCGAGTTCCACGCACACAACACTGATTTCGTCGCGCCTGAACTTTAGGTCTTGAATACCGTACATATCTGAATCGCATCTCAGTACTATATTTACAGGACCAACCGAAAGCAATTCGCCTGAATATGGTATCGAGCGCTCGTTCACCATTATCCGCTTTCCTAAAAATCGTTTCATTCCAGTAATTTATTAAGCATTAGCGGCTCAGTTGCGCGGAGCCGTACCGCGGTTATTTGTGTTTGTGCTGTTCCGAGACGTAATACGCCCCGATGACATACTTGTCCATAGCGATATAGCTTTTCGATCTGGGCTTCGGTGAGAGTTTTTCCGTAGAACGATCCCGAGAACAGAATCCAGTCGTGGTGTACCTTCACCCAGCCATTCTCTTCCAGCCAGCGATCCGGATTCCGCATCTCTTTTACCGGAATCCTTTTCGAAGCCAGCAACCGTTCGGCGATGTTGAGATGGAGCATGTTTCCCGTGCTCCCGTTGAGGCCGTAGAACTCGCCGTCGGGCGACAGCCATCCGGCGTCGTACCCTTCGATGATCTCCACGGGTTTCAACTCCGTTTTGTGGTACTCTTCTATCTTCATCTCGTTCTCCATGTACTCCGACAGCCGTTGCTTCTGGAAGTCCTGCTTCCGGATGGAAGCCTCTACTTCGGGATCGGAGCACGCGAGGGAATCGAGGATTGCTCGTACACGAAGAACGGAATCGGAAAAGAGCACTCGGGACGTGTTCAGCGCATCGCACATCCATACGATTACCCCGTACACTTCTTCGACCTTCGCAAAGAAGTCATTCGACCCCTCTATCGCTCCCTTGATCTGTTCTACCGTACCGGAATGCGGATTGTCGAGAAGTCCCGCGTCCTCGCATCCGGAAATGTAGCTGACAAGTTCCGGGTATCGCACCGTGAACTCGAATTTGCCGCCAGCGTCCGCGATCTCCTGCCGAATACCCTCAAGGCTTTTCACCCACTCCTTCGCTTCCTCCTCCAGATGGATGCGCTGTTCTCTGATCCAGTCGTTGAATTTTCCTCCGGCTCCGGGCGTGCCCGTTACCTCCTGCGTCGCCTCGTCTTCGCCGAGGATGATCTTGCCGTCCAAAATATCGACAGCCATACCCTCAGTGCACCCCGGCAATGATTGGGTGATAATTTCGACGGCCGCCATCGGACTGAGTTTCTCCGTCAACCTCTCCCATGCTATGCGCTGGAGCATCTGGCCGAAGCCCTTACCTATTGTGAATTTTAAATCTCCTTCCATGATGCAAAGATAAATGTTTAATTTTTAATTTGCAAGTTAAAACTCCCTTATTTTTACGACACCCTTACGACGACGCCCTTGTGTCGGTCATCGTTCCGGTTGAAGGACATGAAGTGCGCGTCGTTAACATTCAACCTGATGATCGCATCCATCTCGTCGGCCAGCGCATATTTGAACTCATAATCGTTGCTGTCGCTCACTTCGTCGTTCAAAGCGAATTTGTACTCTCCGAAGGACATTGAGTCTGCGTTCCACTACTTCGCTACAAATCGGCGGCTCAGCAGTTCGTTGTTGTTGATGTAGTTTAAAAACGTTGTCATAATTTACTCGATTCTTGTGATGTAACCGACTGTCCGGTTATCATCGGGGTTATACATGAAGGTAATGCCTCCGCCGGGAAGCATGTAGATCAGTTCGTCGATGTGGGTCTCGATGTACTTGCGCATCATCGGGTCTTCGCACGGATTCGAGAGTTTGAACTCGTACTTTACATTATCCCGAAACTGGGGGTCGTTGTAGTAAGCGATAAACTTACGCTTGCTCACAATGGTCTCGATGATGGATTTCTGTACCGGGAATACTTTTCGTACCTTGATCGTTCCGACCTCGTTCTCTCCGATGGTGGTAATTTTGCATTCATCATCGCCGTATACCCGGACGTATCCCTCCAGCGGCCGGGTGTTGCTGAACTCGATTTTTCCAACCACGGCCCAAAGTTCTCCGGACCGGTTGAACCCCAGCAAGCGGTCGGGCCTGCTGGGATGGAAGTGCATGATTTCTCCGTTGAATTTCATTGTTTCAGTTTTTTGAATGGCCCTGATTCGTTCTCTACATGGTCGATTCTGAAAGGGTAGCCCTTCTTTCCGCTCCGTAAAAACCAAAGCCGGACGTTGTGGGTAGGGATCAGAAATACCGTGTCGTCTTCGATCTCGTTTACCCGCATCACTACCTCGTCGGGTAGGTACATATATCTGTCTCCTATCTTCATGGCTATCCTCGTTTAAACGTTCCGTTTTCTTTCGTGGCTTCCTCCTCGATGTATTTCACCGGGAAGGGGTATCTCCCATTATCATCAAAATACCCGCTCATGCTTTTACTTGCCGGGTCCTCTGGTCTCAAATACGCCGCAAAATACCCTTTCCACTTCTCCACGATCTCTTCGACCCGGAGCCGGGTATTGGTCATGGTGTGGATATAAATGTCTCCGATTTTCATAGTTGTTTAAATTTGCCCTCCGCTATGTATTCTTCGAAATATTTGAGTGATGTCGGGTAATAGTAACCGTCCACCAAAGTCCAACCTCGGATGATTCCAAAATTGCCTATCGGCTTCAAACGAACTTCGAAACACGCGGGCGCATATTCTACAATGTCGCACACCTTGAGGATAGTTCCCGACGCAGTGTGCTGATAGAGTTCCCCTTTTTTCACGATTTTCCGTCGTAGTTGCCGAAGAGTTCCGACCCGAAGGTCAGGAATGCGACGGCATAGATTAAAATTGTCAGCATATTTTTTAAAATTGAATGTTCCAGATGTCGATGTCTTCGGAGCAGTGGGTCTGCGTCATCTTGCCGCCCAAAAACTCCACGGCCTGCATATAGGGACCCGTCCCGATGGCTCCCTGCCAGTAGCGGCCATAGTCGCCGATGCAGAAGGCAACCGGAATGCCTACCCACTTGTTATTACCGTGCGACATGTAGTATCGACCGCTTTTCTCCGCCCGGCGCCGGACCTTGGCCGGGGTCAGTCGCCAGATCATACCCTTGAAAAAGGCGTTGAAGACGTAGGAAAGGGCCTGCGAATGTTTGTCGTAACCGCAACCGCTCACGACGGGGGAGGTGTAGTTGTGCCACTCGCCGTTCTCGGTCTCTACCTGAGCCCATGCCGTGCAGGTCGATCCCCATGTACGATTCTTTCGCCATCTGACGACGATTTTAGCGCATTTAACGTTCATCTGAGACTTCTCCTCCTCTTCCTTCTCTTTACGCCTCAAATCGGCCTTAAATTTGTCCAGCGCGGCCCGGATAACCGCGTCACTCTTGATTCCGGTAAGTTTGCGGACGCTGGGGACCGTCAGGCGGCGGCCCTCGATGTTCAGCGTCTTGATCGCTTGATTCAGTGTCATAGTTTTGTTAGTTTAAATGTATAGTACTTGTCGAAGGTCACGGTCGCGGTGTTGCCTTCAATGCTCAGTTCGTAATGATGCGATACTTCGCCATATTGCATGGCCTCCTCGTAGTCTTTTGCTATCACGGGACCGGGAAGTATTCGTTGGCGACAGAAGTAGTCCAGATACCGTCGCCACGCGATCTCGGGCGGGAACTTGTCCGGACTTTGGATGGCAAGGTTCGAAAGAAAACCCTCGTAATTGTTACCCCACGTCTTGCCGAAGATAGGAGTGTCCGTTCTCGGGTTCACCGCCGTGAAGCCTTCCAGTTTCCAGCCCGGAATGGTTAGGTATCGGTCGATGATTCTGTACCCTTGCCAGACTTCTACACGCTTGCAGAAGTCCACGTTCGTCCGCCGCTCGATGATTCGTTTCATCGCCGTTCGTATTTCGGGAACCGCCCGGTGTGCGTGATGATGTAGGGGACGTTGATGTCCTCGATCACGTCGAACTTTACCCACGTCCGCAGGTTCTCGCTGAGCCAGTAGACCCGCGCCCGCTTCTTTTCGTTGTCGATCTCCACGACCTCACCGATCCGGCCGACAACATAATCCCCTTTGCTCCGGACAACTTTCTGCCCGATCTCTACATGTTGCATAGTATCTGATTTAAAATTTCGTTCGCTTCTTTCTCCTCGGCCGCCCGTACAGCGGCGCGGTATTCGGGCCATTTCCGGTCGGCGAAGTCCTGCACGGTCTCCGCCACCTTGTCGATGCCCTTGTAAATTTCCTTCGTCTTGTTGAGGCTCACCCGGTTCCCGAAACACTTGAAGCACTTCATCTGTAAGTCTTGCGTGTTTCGAAATGCCGGGATGTACTCCTCGATGTGACGCTCGTTCCCTACCTCGACGTAGCCGAATCGGTCGCCGTCGCGGTAGAAGTGCAGGAACTTGAAACGCCAGTTGTAGTTACTTGCTCGGATGTCGGTGCACTCTTCCGGCAATGTAATGAATTTCTTCATGGCATAAGATAGTTTGCCGCGAGGATCATTTCCTCCGGGATGTAGTTGTCGCCGATGTCCTTCAAAAATGCTTCGACGGCCGCCTCTTCGATCTGGTCGTGCTCCCACGATTCGGAGCGGATCATATTGATTCGGTTGAGTTTCAGCGGCAAATACTCCCCCTCCTTGGTCCGGGGTTGATTGACGTCCTTTACCCGGATGCGCTCGAAACGCTTGTCGATCTTGTTGTGCCGCATGAAGGTAATGCGGTGGGAGTCTATGCACGTCCACGCCCCCAAATCGGGCTGGAATTTGTAGCAGAATCCTCCGGTCGGCTCTTTGAAAACTTCGACCTTTGCGTTCGCTCGTTTCGCTACTGCGACCGCATAGAGAACCCACGAAGCCCCCTTGCAGGTCACGAAATGTTCCGTCGCCGCGTACACTTCGATACCGACGCGCCGCATTTGTTCGACTATGAACTCCTGCTCGTTTTTAGAAAATGTCATGGTAGTAAATTTTGAGTTTGGTTCCTCCTTTGTTGGTAAGGTCGGGGAATATGGCCGTCAACACCACCATTTCCTCGGTTTTGGGGGCTGATTCGAGGTCATACACGAGGTTTACATTCATCTCCGTGTCTACCTCGATGCGAGGAACCGGAAGCGATTGTTCCCCCAGCACCCGATCCAGAACTTCGGTGACCACTCGCTCGGCCTTCGTTGTCTTTTCCATCCGGGTTGCTACTGTCTTCGCAACGTCGTAAAAATACCGCGTTCCCATATTACAACACATCGGTGAACTTGCCCGACACGACGGTGTATCGGATGTCATGTAGCGGCGTAATAAGTCGGTAGATCGGTTCGTGCCACTCTCGCCCGGCCAAACAGAACCCTTCAAACGTGAACCGGGCCCCGTGCATATTTGCCCACTCCAACGCCTTCTCCTCCGGATTCGAGAAGGGGTTATTCTTGCGCTCGGCACCCCTCGGTGTCCGGTACTTGTCCCACAACCACGCGAACCCCTTTTGCGCTTGGTCGTAGCTGACCGGGATCGGGTTCTCGATTTGGATTCGCTCACCCCGGTTCTGTCGCCGCTTCAAGGTGGCAATGATCTGTTCATTCGTCAGTTTCGTCTTTCAGTTCGTTATTAAGTTCGATTAATTCCTCGAATGTCTTGAGGTTGTCGAGGACCCAATCCCCGATCTCGCTCCACTTCTTGTTAAGAAGCGCGTGAGAAATGCGGCTCGTTAGCGTTCCGATGCTCGCGTCGATGTGTTTCACGGCCTCCTCCCGAGTATCGAAGAGGTGGCCGTCGTTGGTCTCGTATTTAGCGATCCTTTTTATAGATGTCGTTGTAAAGTTCGTCGATCAACAAATCCAGCCCGTACACTTGAAAAACGAAGCCCCCGCCGAAGACCCGGCCGCGGTACCGTCGCCCTCCGTGCTTGTTCGCCATACGGCGGGCCGATTCCATTTTATCGCAATGGTCGCCGGGGTGGTCCTCGTGGACCAGATCGAGGAAGTGAATGATGAAGCGCGGGTTTCCGTAAACGTCGCGCGTCGTGTACATGCCGCCGCTCTTAACGGATCGGCGATATTCTTCCCGTGTCATACTACTACCATATATCCGAGCCGGGTTCGAATCCATCCGCGCTGGCTCTTAGGCGCGGCGGCCAAAATATCCTTCATGTCTTGTTCGTCGATCCGGACCACTCCGTTAACGAGCGGTTTTCCTGCCGCCCGGTCGAAAATCCGGTACTTCTTCGGGTCCACCGTGATGACATAGTTCCCGGTGTCGATGGTGAAGTGATCGCGCCCGAACTCCAGCGATTCGCGGCCGAAGTCCGCCTGCCAGCGGCTTTTACCGATGTCGTATACAAATACCATTTTCGTAAAATTCAAATTCGTTGTTTTTCAGTTTCATTTTGTCTTAATTATATAGGTTCGTAATTCGTCGATACCGCCGATGCCTCCCGGTACCTTCGCGCCTTAATCAAAGGCCGCAGGTCGCGTTTGACGGCCTCAATGTAGGCCGCCTTTGCTCGTTCGTATTCTGTTCGCTCGTTCATGCCTCAATGTATAAAGTTCTGCGCCTCCAATTCGATCCAAAACTCCTCCCGGTCGCTCTCGTTCATGTTGTCGATGTTGCGCAACAAGCGACCGTGTCAAACTTTGGAATAGCCGCGTAATTTCATCCCTTTTCATAGTTTTATAATTCTTTCAGTTTGTAAATCTGCAACACTCCCGGCCTTAGTTTGGAGGTGGAACCCGCTGTGATACCGGACCCGAACCGGAACCCGGAACGCCTTGAAAAAGCCGTTCATGTAGTTTTGATACGTTCGGGTCGGGCGCGTACACCTCCGAATAACTAAGACGTTCAAATGATGGTCCCACCGGGCTATTTCGCGCCCCCGGTACACTACAATCCAATCGCCATAGTAGCACCGCACCGGACCTGATTGTATACGGTTCCTAAGTGCGTAAATTATAAGTACTTGCATCTCTCTCTCATTTCGTTATACTCCCAATCATTGCCGAGAAACCAACATTTCCCGGCCTTCTCCACCATCCGCCCCCGTTCATAAACCGGGAGCAAGTAGTCGTGCACCTCTTTCGTGATCGGGTAGGCATTAGTCGTGTGGCTGTTCATAGAAAGTACTCGTTTAATACCCGTGCGCATTGCTCCGGGCTGTCGATAAAAATGTTCTCGCCCTCCTCGGGAATGTACCATGCAGTTCCCGCCGCCGGGAAGCGGTCGAAGTAACCCGGACGCTCCCCAATTTCGCAAAGCGCAGACATGTAGTTCGTTGCAAGGTTAACCACTTTTCGCATACCGGGATCGCCATTAACAACCCCGGTATTATTGCAAGCCAGACACC